GCAACCGACGACCAGTGGGTGTTTACCAATTGCCGTAATAAAAGGCAAGTCACTATCCAACAAATTTGTCAGCATTTTGCTGCTGAATTTCTTGGGAGTGTGCGCAAGTACCGTAGTACTTACGATACACAAGGGAAAATGACCACCCCTACACTGGATGCTGTGTTGGACAATCTTCAGGTTGATTCTTATTGGGAGGCTGAGAAAAAGAAGGCCCCCTCTACTTCTCCAAGCAAAGCTTCATCTGAACTCCCTCGATTGCATGAAGTCGTTCTAGATTCCCCCGATGTTCAATGGTGGAAAGGTCCTCAAGGCGTAGTAACTAAACTTCTAGTTCAATTGGAGTCGTCCGTGTATAAACACGGTAGTTTACTTAAAGCTTTTCTTGGAGCTGGTATAGTGCTAGGCTTCGTTGCCGCATTTATTCACAAAACGTCCGTAGTAAGGTGGGTTTCACAAACCTCAACCTCTGCAAGTGATTGTGTGACTAACGTGCTAAGCACCGTTTCAGGACTCCCTAATCAGGCAAGCCAATATTGTAAAGATCAAGGTTGGATCAAAGACCCAGCCGTGCCTAATATGCTTATTGGAGGCAAACCTCATACAAAGCACAAAGCTTTGGTAGATGGGAAATGGATAGGCTGTTTCCTCGAGGATACCGTCACTATGCAAGGGGTCTCGATTGAAAAATTGTTGTCAGCTCAGACCAAAAAGAGAATGACTGGGAGAACGTTTCAAAATTTTTCACCGGAGACAGCTTTTGTGTCGTGCTTGAACGCAGATGGAGATGCTCACAGTGTGTATGGTGTTGTCTTAGACACCCAGCATTTACTAGTCCCGCGTCACTATCGTGTGACTCGTACTAGTTTCAAATTTGTTACGTCTGGAATGAAACTAACTTATTTAGTGAGACCGGAAGATTATGACTTCATTGACTTTGAAGACTTAGACATGTCGTTAATACGATTGTTTAACGTAACTATCAGTCGAGGTAAAAAGTTGTGGCATCGATTCACAAAAGTCCCATCCTTACTACCCTCTCAACAAATTCAGAGAGTTAGTCCACGAGGCAAGTCACTTGGAAAAGTGCGAACTACCAGCCTCACTAAAAGTTACGAATGGGTGACCGATGTTACTTGTTCCACTGTAGAAATGCCAGGAGTATCTGGCGATTGTGGGTCACTGTATCTCGATAATCATGGAGACATAGTTGGATTCCACGTCGCTGGAAATACCAGTCAGACTCGTTCTTACATGGCCACTTTGAGTTACGGTCGCTTGACCAAAGCGATGGCTCGCTTGGCTGATGTAGCGCCTCCAGTCAATTTAGAAGGAGGAGATGTGCAACCACAGATGGATGAATCTGGTTGTGTTTTAGAAGAAGCTGGTATTGAAGTTACCGGTGCCGATTTAGGACCATATAGTCCGATTAATAGGCGCAGCCATTTAGTGCGTACCGGCATCAAATCAGTCCTACCTGACACTTATGAGGTAGCGCCGCTTGGTTTCGTCTACACAGAAAATGGTAGAATTCCTGTTGAATTGTACCGTTTCCGAAAGTGGGTTCTTAAACAAGGAGCGAATCTCATTGGCACCTGGTCCCCTGATGACTCAGTTATCCAGAGTATGGCAGATAAACTGTCAACTCAACGCTGTGACTCCCTGATCCCATGGGAAACATTAGCTGAAACCAACGGAGACGTACCGTCTATCACTAGAGGTACTAGTGCTGGACCCTGGTTCCCGGGTCAATCTAAAGGGGCTTTCTGTGAAGATACTGAAACACCAACACTCAAACCTGAGTGCATCGAATTCCTTAAAGAATTAGAGCGTGGGCTTGAGCAAGGAATTGGTTTCGCTACAGTTTCCGGACTAAACCTTAAAGTAGAAAGGTTGCCTGCCGAGAAAGTGGCTGAAGGCAAAACACGTTTGTTTCAGCCAGCTGATGTATGTAAGTATCTCCTTGATCGGAGGTATTTTGGAAACATTGTCGCCTGCCTACATGAACGATTACGCGCTGATACTGGCGTGATGTATGCAGCCACTCCACATGAGATCGGTAACAAGGTTTCTCAATTTGCTAGCCAAGTCAAGGTGATCGATGTGGCTTCACAAGACAACTCCCATACTCACTGTACAACCATCATTTTGATGAAGTTATTCATTTTTTCTGGTTTGATTGATAATGTGGGCGGTGACTTGTTTTGCCATCCAGATTTGCCTCTGTTAACTCGCGTCAATAGGACGCGTTATATTTTGCTACGTGACACTGGCTTCGGTCAGCGCACTTATCACAACAAGGTGTTTGATAATTGCTCTGGGGCTTTGGCTTCCGGATCATTTTGGACTACCTTGTTTAATTGTTGTGCTGGTTGGTATTGCCTTGAAACTTATTCGCTTAAATGTGAACCAATAACCTATGTGTTATTTGGTGATGATGCAATGATTTCATGCAATGCAGATGCCGCTAAGCTCAGGCGGGTTTACCAGTCTTGTGGTTTTGATATCACAGGGAGCGGAGAACGTCAGCGTATTGTTGATGAGAATATTGAAGACGCAGTTTTCTGTGGTCGTAAATTTGACCCAATTACCAAACGAATGAACCTGACTCACGATCGGTTAGGGAAAGTTATATATTTTACTAGTGTTTTAGACACAGAAGTAACATTTACTTCTAGTATGATTAATTTCTTTTCTGAGCTGGCTTGGTACCCTCAAATGAGGTATACGCAGGCTCTTGAGTCAATTAAATTAAACAACGTCCCTCTGTATCCTTACATACCTTTGGACGCCTGTCTTGTTGAGAATGTTCGTGCTCACAAGTTTTGGAGCTCTAAGAGTTCTTTAGACGATGACTCAACGAACGCAGAATACATGAGTATGTGCGTGTCCGTGTGGATGGAAGCCTCTCATTTCTTGGATACTGTCGAGGACTCCATGCACCCGGTAGTAGAAGAATGTACAGACGCAATAGAGATGCAAATGGATGAAGAGACTGATCTCGTAGATTCTCCTCCTGATCCCCCTATTAGCGATGAGACTGCAGACGATATGATTAGTATCGTCTCTACTGATGCTCAAGACACCTCCGGGTTTAGTCCGAATGAGAAAGAGTCGCAATACTCTTTCACTCCTGGAGAGGTTAGCCAATATTGGAGTCGTCCAGTGCGTATCTCCACAGTTGAGTGGACTGTAGCGCACTCCACTGGCTATGAATTGACGTCCTTTGTCGCATTCAGTGACATTATAGATGCCGCTAGTAATTACCAATTGAAATTATCTAACACTGTCGGTATTAAAGGAACGCTTCGTGTCTTTTGCGTAGTTAATGCTAATCCTTTTCAAGCCGGAGCGCTCGCCCTCGCAGCGAGTCCCGGAGCGAATGTCCCTAGCAATATATGTTCTCTAATGAGTGGCCCTCACTCAGTTATTACAGCTGGAGCTAACCAGACTGCTAGTCTAGACCTGCCGTACAACAGGGAAACTTTGTTCTCCGTCTCAAATTCGTATGGCACGGACGATGCTCCTAGCTATTTTGATTGGGTGAAAGTTCACTTGCGTGTCCTTTCTCCTCTCGTTACTGGCTCTGGTAGCAATTTTGTCAATGTACAGATATTAGTACAGTTAATTGATGTTGAAGCTATGCAAGGAAGTATAACACGCTTCACTATGTCGCCTCAGATGAAACACAGTTGGGCTCCAACGCAAAATACGGTGGATAGAATCGCAGCTACCACCGGCACTGTTGTGCGTACCGTCGGCAATGTACTTATGACCGTTAGTAAAGTTGTCGCTCTAGGAGCTATGCTGTTTTCAAAATCCACTACTGTTGCGCAAACTGAGCCTGTGTCCATACAGACTGCTCACAGTATTGCTAATTATAATGGAGTGGATGAATCGAAGAAAGCTACCATTAATGCATCAGCTTGTACTTTGGCTCACCCTAATTTATACCCAGATCCTCAAGAGGGTTTACCGACCCTAGTTAAGAATATAGCCCGACGCCCCGGTCTGCTGGCTTTTCTTCAATATTCTTCAGAGACCGCTGTTGATACTATTATATGGCAGACCCCAGTCCAACCTCTGCAATTTTGTCCCGTCACCGGTACCACAGGTGTGGGCTCCCCGTGCGGCCATCTCTCTGCACATTTTGCATATTGGCGTGGTACCCAAACGTTTCGGTTCACTTTAATCAAAACTGCTTACCACACGGGATCTCTCGAAATTCTTGTTGATTATGCACCGAGCGTCTGGTCAGAGACTGCACCCACAACGCCCTCTCGAATTGTAAATTTGCACAGGTGCTATTGGGACATTACTAGCCAATCAACCGTCACGGTCTCGGTTCCGTATCGTAGACCACAACATTGGTCTTTGATGGGTGATCAGGACTATTGTCCTGTGATTTATTTGAAAGCTGTGCAACCGCTTATCGTCAATCCTAATGTATCATCTTCTATTGCCATTTTAGTCGAGCATTGGTCCCCTGATTTGCAAGTGGCTTGGCCTCAGCGCATTATGAACATCACGGGTGAAGCCCAACGGAAAATAACAGTTCCTGACTCTTCGCCTACGCCTGAGCCACCTGTCAGATGTAGTGAGACAACTCAAGTGAGAAAGAGCCGCACAAATAAAACTACAAGAAGGATTGTTGGTGCTGGCCCTCCTGGGATGCGCCCTCAAATGATGTCCGCTTTGTCATCTATCTCACAAAGCTCTCAAGCTTCAGGTAAACAAGGCAATTTTGACCCTGCCATTATCTCACACGAAATCGCGGACCATGTGATACTTGGGAGCTCTGTCCCGGATCCTCCGCCGGAAGAATTTGCCTATAGGTATATAGCTGGCGAGGAAGTCACTGACATTACCCAAGTTCTGAAACGATTTCAGGACATGTCTAAGGAAGCTGTTGCTTTTGGCCCAACTGCTCTTTATAACCCAAATGTTGTTTTTAAGCCACAAGACTATGCATTTGGAGCCTGGCCTTTTTACTTTGAGAGTTTAGCCTCAATGTTTGTTTATGGCACTGGGGGTTACCGTCTTAAGTTCCTCCCGCATCCTGATGGCCACGAACTTGTACAGTCTCGAGTCACATTACCGCTTGACTGGGACTCAGGCAATATCTCACCTGGAACGCCCTTTTTGTTCCAGAACTCTACTGACAATCCTATAATGGAATTGGAGGTATCGAACGCTACTAGTTGGTTTTATTACCGACTTGGAATGGTAGGAGGAGAGACTGGCGATCTTGGCTATTTAAATAGACCGCCTTTTGACGTCCTCTATGACAACCCAAATGTACCCAAAAGCACACTGCTGTTTGCTTTTGATGACACCGTTACATGGGGTGGTAAAAACTATTTGCCTGTAGTTTCATGTGAAACTTCAGGTTTTCAAATAAGACCGCCTGCACTGCCGGTGTAACTATAACTGCTAGACTTACTTTTTTAATCTCGACCTTGAGTTTTTGTAGTCTATCCTAGTTAAGAAATAAATTACTGTAAATAAATGGAACAGGAAGTTTAAAC